AACTTAATAATAAAAATGGTTATGGCCTGGTAGTTCAGTTGGTTAGAACGCTAGCCTGTAACGCTTGAGGTCAGGTGATCGAGACCCCTTCAGGTCGCCATTTTTTTATGCCTCGGTAGCTCAGTCGGTAGAGCAGGGGACTGAAAATCCCCGTGTCGGTGGTTCGATTCCGCCCCGAGGCACCACAATTTTTATGCTGGCGTAGCTCAATTGGCAGAGCAGCTGACTTGTAATCAGCAGGTTGTGGGTTCGATTCCAATCGCCAGCTCCAATACAATTTAATATATGGGGAGGTTCCAGAGCGGCCAAATGGAACAGACTGTAAATCTGTCGGCTATCGCCTTCGGTGGTTCGAATCCACCCCTCCCCACCAAAAACACGGTAGTTTTATCAAATTCGGTAAAATTTACCGTGTTTTTTATTGTTTTAAGCGTTAAAATTTTACCGAAAACGATAACGGTTCAATTCTTTTCGCAAAAAATTGGGAATAAGTTGGGAATAAAATTTACAAAATTACAGGGTATAACTGAATTTTTTTATTTCATTTTTTTGTAAACTTGGGTTTTGCTCTAAATGCGTATACACTTTTGACGTGACCGAACTATCCGCGGAGTGTCCTGCCCATAAACTCACTATCTCGCGCGCAATGCCGCATTCCTGACAGCGAGTTATAAAGGTGTGCCTAAGGTCGTGCAGTTTATGCCCGGGGACAATCTTTTTGAACTTGTCCGTCAGACTATCCACAAAAACTTTCGTGATTTTTTCAAGGTTAATTTTAGGTAAATATTTTTCAAGCATGGGCGAAACGGGAATGTTCCGCCTTTTTTCCTTTAACCCTTTTCTTACCTTTGACGTCGTAACCGTCACGAACCCGTCTTTTAATTCCGCAGATTTCAATTCGGAACGGCGCAAACCCGTGTATAAAATGAAGACGTAAGCCGAAACGACTAAATCGTCGGGGTTCTTCAAAAACTCGTCTACAAGCGCCTTTTCTTCTTCTCTTGTAAGAGCCGAACCCGTATCTTGCTCATATATGGCGCAATGCACCTTTTTCATCGGCGATATTCTTACTTTACCGTCGGCTACGGCGTAATCGAATACGGAAGAGAGTAGCTGATATATCCCTTTTGCCGTTCTGAATTTTTCTTGCGAGACGTATTCGTTTATAAGGCTTTGTAAATCGAACGCGGATATTGCTTTTAAGTCTTTTTTGCCTACCGTGGGGCTTATGTACTTATTAAACGTTTGTAAGTACGTGTTATAAGTATTTGCTTTTATATACGGCTTTTTTGCCGTTTCGAGCCACTCCGACATATATGTGTTAAGGCTCGTTTTTGAATTGTAAACGATTTCGTTTAAATCTTCGGCTTTTAGTTTTTCGATAAATTTTGCTTTTGCTGTTTCAAGATTTTTGCTCGAGGCGGATATGGCGTGTCTGTTTATCGTGCAACGGACTTCGTATATTCCGCTTTTTTTGCGGATATGCGCTTGCACCCGCCCCGCTTTGAATAGTTTTTTAAATTCTTTCGGCATTTGTTCAATCTCCTTTTCAGTGAATTCAAGTGCCGATTTTTCGCTTTCTTTTTTTAATTCTTCAATCTGTTTTTGAACTTTTTCTTTTTGTTTTTCCCAAATATCGTCATCAACTTTAATAATCTTAAATTGGGCTTTAAGGTTATTTTCATCTTTAAAGTACCTGTTTAACGCTTGAAAAAGCATTCCTGACACTTCCACAAGCGTTTCGACAAGATAATTTATAATATGCCTCCTTTAGTTTTTCAGCTTGAATTTTTTTTGCTTTCATCTCTTGCGCTGTTATCCACAAGATTAAGTATTATCTCTTGCATTTGCGGCTCTAAATTTCTGAACGCCGAGAGTAACCGCTGCTCGGCTTCCGAAAGCGTCGGCGGAGCCTGAATATCTAAATTTAAGGCTTTTTCTATCGCCTGCATTGTATCTATACGGGGACTTTTTGTTGCTCCGCGAAAGATTTCTTTTAAAGTGCTTACTGCAATGTCCGTTTTTTCCGATAATTCTTCAAAAGTTATATCAAGTTCTTTTTTACGTTTTCTTAAATCTTCAATATTCATCTTTTAATCCCTCCTGTTTTCAGTATAGTTAATTAGTCCATATTTTTCAACTTTTTTTTAAAAACGCTTGACAAGTCCAAAACAATGGACTATACTCTAATCACAAAGTCCAAAAGATTGGACAAAAAGGCGGAGGTATTTGAAAGGAATTTAAAATGTACAAAAATCTTAAAAAAGAAATGAAGAAAAAACACGCTAATCAAGGCGTTATAGCAAAAATGTTAGGCATAAGTCAGCAGTCCCTTTCGGGCAAAATGACGGGCAAGCACGAGTTTAAGCTGACTGAGATGCAATATATTAAGCAGATATTAAACAGCGAGTTGCCACTCGACGAGTTGTTTAAATATGAATAAAAAAAAGGAGAGTAACAATATGGCAAATTATTACGAGCTAATGCTCAGAAGAAAAGAGATGGTAAAAGGACTTTTAGTAAAAGCGTTTGAAAAGAAACACGGGCTCAGCCTTGAGAGTTTCAAAAAATTAAGCGCAGAAGTAGACGCTGACGGCTTAGTGGATGAAATCAGCACTGTTCAAGACGATATCGACTACTATAAAAGCAAGGTAGAATCGGAAAAAGCCGCTACCGAAGAAGCCCCGACGGAAAAGGGGGAAGAAAATGGCTAATTTGTTTGAAATCAGCGCGGCAATCGCGAACGAAGAGTGGATAGATAAGGATACGGGCGAGATTGACGTAGCCTTCCTTGACCACCTTGAAATGACTTTTGCCGAAAAGAGCGAAAACATTATCAAGTACATTAAAAATCTTACGGCAGAAGCAAAGGCTTTAAAAGAGCAGGAAGATATCTTCAATCAAAGGCGCAAAGCCGCCGAAAACAAGGCGGCAAGACTTAAAGAGTATTTAAGCCAAGCAATGAATTATTCGGGACTTGAAAAACTCGACTACATATGCGGCAAGGCTCAATTTAAACTCAACCCGCCGAGCGTGGCGATAGAGAACGAAGAACAGTTTCTTAAGTGGGCGACGGTAAACGCCGAAGACTTACTTAAATATAAGGCTCCCGAAATCAACAAAACGGAACTTAAAGACCGTTTAAAAGCGGGTGATAACATTCCGTTTGTAAGCCTTAAACAAGACAAGTCTTTGCAGATAAGGTAGGCGAGTATGGAAAGTTTAACTTTAATTCAGAAATTAAACGTTATTCAGACGAAGTTAAAGGCGCCTAAAAATCAATGGAACGAGTTCGGCAAATACAGTTATCGAAACTGCGAAGATATTTTAGAAAGTGTTAAGCCGCTATTAAACGAAACGCGGACAAGCCTTACTTTATCGGACGAAATGATAAGCGTTGGTAATCGCAATTACGTAAAAGCAACGGCAACGCTTTACGACAACGAGAGCGATACGGTAATCGAAGTAACTGCGAACGCCCGGGAAGCTGAAACGGTAAAGGGGCAACAAGACGCGCAGATAACAGGAGCAACAAGCTCCTACGCCCGAAAATACGCTTTAAACGGCTTATTCGCGATAGATGATACAAAGGATGCCGACAGCCAAAACAACGAGCAAGGGGCGCAAGAACCGCCTAAAAAACCCGCACAAAAGGCTAAACAAAACGTTCCTTTCCCCGAAGTTCCGCAAGAAACGAAGAGCGATAAACTCTTAAAGGCTTTAAACGGCGATAAAGACCGTTATATGAACGCCCAGCAGTGGATAGACGAGCAATTCGGCGAACACGTAAATATCGACGATATCAGCGACGACGACTTCGCTTACCTGCTTTCAAAAGTTAAAAAATGAGCGATATTATCCGCGGCGAGTTGGTCGCAAACAAAAACGGCGAGTGGTTTGTAAGGCTTAAGGGCGTAAGCCCGAGCCTTATAATTCACCGAAGAATAAAAGAAGCAAACGTGCAGTTAATAGACAGCCGCCCGTTATCGGACGAGCAAAGGCGAATGTGCTACGCTTTGATTCACGCCATAAGCGATTGGAGCGGCACGGACGACCAAAGCATAAAAGACCTTTTTAAACTCCGTTTTTTGACGGAAAACGTGCAAGAATTAGGCGAAGAGATATTCAGCCTGTCAAACGCGCCTATGAGCCTTGTGGCGGCGTTTCAGCGGTACTTAGTAAAATTCATCATTGAGAACGACGTACCCGTTAAACGCCCGCTTATAGACTACGTGGACGATATCCAAGATTATACTCACAACTGTTTAATTCATAAAAAGTGTTGCGTGTGCGGCAAACGCGCCGAACTCCACCATATAGACAGAGTGGGGTTAGGACGGAATCGCGATGAGATTATCCACGAAGGAATGGAAGCGATATCGCTTTGCAGACTTCACCACGACGAGATACACACCGTCGGCACCGACGAATTTATGAATAAATATCACTTACAGGGCGGAATCGAGTTAGACAAAACCCTTTGCAAAATCTACAAATTAAAATCTAAAAAGGAGAGTGCAAATGAATAAAGTAATCATCATCGGTCGGCTTACAAAAGACGTTGAATTATTAGAGACACAGGGCGGCACGCCGTTAGCGCGATTAAGCGTAGCGGTAAACCGTTCGTTAAAAAATTCAGACGGCGAACGCGAAGCTGACTTTTTTAATGTGACCGTTTGGGGCAATCAAGCCGAGAACTGCCGCAAGTACCTTGAAAAGGGTCGGCAAGTGGCAATTCAGGGCGACCTTCGAAACGATACTTACACCGATAAAAACGGCGATAAACGCACTTCAACGACCATAAACGCGCAGGAAGTAGAGTTTATCGGCAGTGCAGCTACAAGCGGCGAAAAGGTCAAAAAAGAGCCGATTAAACTGCAACAGATAGAAGACGACGGCGATTTGCCGTTTTAAGGAGATAATGGCTATGGGAAACGGCATAGATTGTTTCCCGCTTTGCACCAACCTTAACGATAAGGTAAAACTTATCGAAGCGGAATTCGGACTAACAGGGTTTGGCGTAATCGTTAAGTTGTTTCAGAAAATTTACGGACAACAAGGTTATTACGTTGAATTTACAAGAGAGGTTGCGTTATTGTTCGCCAAGCAAATTGGAGTGGGTGGTAACGTCGTTTTGGAAATAGTAAACGCTTCGATAAAACAAGGAATATTTGACGGTTTATTATATGAAAAGTATCGCATTTTAACGAGTGAAAGCATTCAGGAACGGTACTTTGCGTTAGTTAGTCGCAGAAAAAACGTCACCGTCAGAGACGACTTCCTTCTTTTAAGTGTGAGCAAAAACGGGAAAAATGCAGGCAAAACTACTGAAAATGAGTGCATTTTCGATAAAAATGTATACAGAAACTCGAAAAATGTATGCAAAAACACGAAAAATGTAAACATTCTGCAACAAAAAGAAAACACCCCCTTTTCCCCTAACAAAAAGAAAAGGCAGATAAAAGAAAAATATAACCCTAAAACTCCCGTTAGAAAAAATATATCTATCAGCGCGAGCGCGTGTACGCGTGAGAGCAACCCCTTATCGGACTTTATCGAAAAGTACAATATGGAAGTAGATTTGACTACGGTCGGACTTTTGGACGGGATAGACTTTAAAGAGGTTTCCGCCGCGTTTGAAAAAAGCTCGTATTTGAAAGACCGAGCAAAGTCCTTACAGTGGGTAGTGAATAACTACTCGAAAATCAAAAGCGGCTTTTATTCGGATAACATACCCGTTAAAAAAAGCGGATACGTTGAAATAAAGTCGAAAGCGGAAGATATAGCCGCGGCGTTTGAAAGGTGAGTTATGGAGCGGTTGGAACTTTTAAGAAACATTTACAAAGGCGCAGGCACTCTTCAACAGCGTTTAGAGTGGAAAGCGGAATACTGGCAAAATTACGCCAATAGTTTCGAACGCCGTATCGGCAAGCCTTTTTTCGATATGAGCCTTGAAGAGAAGTATCAGTATCAGGCTCTCGAGGAAAACAGCAAAGTCGGCACGCTTAAAGGCGTCGATTGTCCGCTTTGCAAGAACCGCGGGTACAAATATATCATTCATGAAGGCGAATTAGCCTACTGCGAGTGCAGTTGTATGTCGCAACGGGAAAATATCCAAAGGGCGAAAGAAAGTCCGTTAAACGGCTTGTTTCGGTGTTGTAAGTTGAATAATTTTGAAATTGACGAGCCATGGAAAAAGGAAATGCTCGGAAAAGTTAAAAAATATTTAATTCAGAACGAATTTCCTTTCCTTTATTTAGGTGGCAAGTCGGGAACCGGCAAAACGCATTTAGCGATTGCGGCGATATTCGAGCTTATACAACGAGGTATCGAGTGTTTATCCGTCGGGTGGCGCGAGGCAAGCCGAGATTTAAAAATGCAGATGACTGAATACGGTCAATACAGTTCGTATCTGAAGAAAATCAAAAACATAAAAGTCTTGCATATAGACGACTTTTTGTGGCAGCCTACGGGGGGTATGCCGTCCGATGAAGATATGCGCCTTGCGAAAGAGATAATCGATTACAGGGGCAATAACGGGCTAAAAACGATAATAACGTCTAACTGGACTTTAAAAGATTTAACGGTAATGAGCGAAGTTATCGGCGGCAGAATCTACGAGTTTTGCGGCACGGTAAATAATTTTGCTTATACCGTTCCTGCCGACGCCAAAAGTCACAGGCTTATAAAGTTGAAAGAAATACCCGCAGAAGAAGAGCTGCCGAACTGGCACGGGTGGGTAAAATAATGGGCGTGACGATAAAAGACGAAGGGTTTTGTCAAGGCTCTATATTTGACGGGGTTAAGCCGTTGAAAATCACAAAGCCGTTGCGGCTTATAGAACTTTTTGCGGGAATCGGAGCGCAAGCGAAAGCACTTGAAAATCTCGGCGTAAACTTTGAACATTATCGAATATGCGAATTTGATAAGTACGCGGTTGCAAGTTATAACGCCGTACACGGTACGAATTTTTCTACGAGCGATATAACCCAAATTCACGCCGATGACCTCGGCATTGTCGAAACCGATAAATACGAATACATAATGACTTACTCGTTTCCCTGCACCGACCTTTCAAAGGCGGGTAAACAACAAGGAATGAGCCGAGAAAGCGGCACGAGAAGCGGTCTTTTGTGGGAAGTAGAAAGGTTGCTGAAAGAAACGAAGCATCTTCCGCAAATTCTTTTAATGGAAAATGTTCCCGACGTGTTATCCCAAAAAAACAGTAAAGACTTTTATTCTTGGTGCAGTTTTTTGGAGAATTTAGGGTATACGAATAAGTATTCCATTTTGAACGCGAAAGACTTCGGCGTTCCGCAAAACAGAGAAAGGTGTTTTATGTTGAGTTGGCTCGGAGAAAATTACTATTACGATTTTCCTGAAAAGTGCTCGATGAGACCGTTTGTCGATTATTTGGACTTTGATTACTCGTATGTAATAAAGCCCGAAAACTTAACGAAAACACAACAGACATGCATTAGTCGGATAGCTAATGAAACGTTATTTAAAACGATTAGAGCAGGCGGGTTAAAAAGTAGAGATAGACACGAATGGGCTGTCTATTCGGTTGAACTCCGTCAATCGGAAAAGTTTATCAAAAACAAGTCTTTATGGATGAAAAATTTAAGCAAAACGATTTGTGCCCAACATCTAAATTCGTATACAATAGACGGTAAAATTTACTTTGATTACAGTCCTATTGAATACTGGAGACTTATGGGGTTTAGTGATTCCGATTATTTAAAAGCCAAAAAAGTATGTGCAAAAACGCGACTTTACAAACAGGCGGGGAACTCAATCGTTGTTGACGTTCTTATGGCAATATTTAAAAAATTATTTTAGGAGAGTATATGAAAGTTATCAGGAGTTGGATTGGATATCAAGCAGAATTTTATCACACCGTTTGCTTAGACTGCGACAAAGAGAAATGTAGCGGAGAATGTAAACGTTTTTACGAAGAAATGCGGAAATATCGCAAAAAGACGGGCAAGAAAACCCGGAAGCAATACACGACAGTTTAGGGGGAGCAAATGGATATTAAAGAGTTTAAGACTATGTTAAACCGCTATGAACGTTTGGCGGCGTTATATAGAACGATTGAGCGCAAGGTCAACGATATAAGAAACGAGAGCCTAAGTGCCGTAGCTTACGGAGATAACTGTCATGGTTCGAGCGTATCGAACTCTCCCGAAGCGCACGCTATCAGACTTAACTGTTATCTCCGAAAAATAAAAGAGATATCACTTAATATGACGGCAATCGAAGCGCGGGTTATAGACGTTATTCAAGTGCTTACGTATGAAGAGCAACTACTTATAACAGAGCGGTTTTTAAAAGGGGTATCTATGTCGGTTTTGTGCCAAAAATACTTCTACACATACGAGAGCCTGCGCGTTAAATATTGTCGAATATTCAAAAAACTTGAAAAGGTGGACAAATAAAATGTTGTTAGTTTTTTTAGGCGGAGCAATGGCGGGTGCAGCTCTGATGACGCTTGTTATGGGCGTGTTTATAGGCGGTAAAAATGATAAATAAATGCGAAATCACTTTTAAAGCATTTTTTCACGAACCATTAACGCGTGAAGAAGAGGCTGTTTACCTTAACACAATGGCGACGAAAGCCGAGAAAAAGAAGTACTTTAAACACAAAAAAGAAATAGACAGGGTTTATAATCGCCTTGTTAAACAATTAAGGAGAGTGTAGTTATGCAAAAGCTGATAGAAAAATACGTATTTGAGTACGGTGTGGAGGTTGAAGATGGCTGATTTATATTTAGAAAGAATTGGGCTTACAAAACCCAACAATAGTTAAACGTGATAACAACGGGAAAATCGAACGGCTCGAATCAATCGGTCTTGATATAGCAGGTTTGGTCGCTTTTTGGAGGAGATGCTTTGATTTGAGCGGACTTCTTTTCGAGAAAATCACTCTCCATTGCAAATTGAAAGATTTTAACGCGATGGGTCAGCGAACACTGGCGACATGCTGTAGTGTAAGAGAATTGCTCGCAGAACAAGGCGTTAAGTGCGTGATAGACGACGAGTGGTTTAAAAATCATGAAGTTAAAAACGAAGAGAAACTCGAAGCCGAGATTGAACGCGTAAAAGCCGAGATTGAACGCGTAAAAGCCGATAACGAAGCATTAACAATGTGGGATAACGCCAGCGCGGAAACAATTCAAAAATTGTCCGAAACAAACAAACGCCTTGCAAGCAATATGAAGTCGGTTCTTGAAATCGAGAAGAAAAATGCGGTTAAAGAGTTCGCGGAAAAGTTGAAAAAACAAATCGCAAACACTATGTATTGTCGTGACGGATATGTTGATTATGACGATACAATAGACGTTATCGACGAACTATTAAAGGAGTATGAGAAATGATTAACGCAGAATGGATAATTAAAGCAGTAGAAACAATCAAAAGCGGACTGTGCGATAAACTTGAAAAAGATAATATTATTGTTTATCGTTGCGGAAAAACAATTCGGGTTGATATAAAGGGAGAATAAAAATGAAATCAATTTTAATATCAATTCGCCCGCAGTGGTGCGAGAAAATCGCAAGCGGCGAAAAGACAATCGAAGTTCGCAAATCTGCACCAAAAGAAGTACCGTTTAAGGCTTATATTTATTGTTCCAAAGCGAAAAGTCAATGGCGATTAAGCGATTATGAGGGGGCATACGAAAACAGCAAGGGCGACGTTGTTTATGCTCAACAACACGTAATCGGCGAGTTTGTTTGCGATAAGGTCTATAAAATAGAATCAATATTTTCTTTTTATGAGAGTTATAGCGGTTACAATGATTCAAGCGATTCTTCTTATTTTAAAGGTTATTCCATTGATGACGAAAGGCTCAAAAAAACTTGTTTGACGCGACAAGATTTATATGTTTACGGCAAAGAAAAAACGCTTTACGGTTGGAACATTTCAGATTTGCGAATTTACGATACACCGAAAGAGTTGAGCGAGTTTGGACGAAAATGCGACTATGCAAGCGAAATACATTGTAGAGATTGCCTTATTCTCGGTGATTGGGATAGTTGTTGTAGTGTTATGTGTAAACCTATAATCCGCCCGCCGCAAAGTTATATGTGGGCAATGGAAATAGAAAACGAGGAGAACTAATATAATGGCAGATATTAAGCAAATTATTACGGACTCTCAACATCTTGCGCTTGCGATAAATGAAGTGGGTTATGAAAATGTAATAAATATAGTTCCTTGCAATCGTTACGACGGGTGCGAAATAGTTGTTTTATATAGGGGTTGAAGAATTATGAAAGAGAAAAGAGAAATGCCAGATTGGCTTTGCGGTCTAATTATTGCTTTAATTTTCGTAATCATTATGGGCGGTTGTTTTGTTTTTTTCGTAGTATATCCACAAAGGATGTACGAAAAGACTTGCTCTAATGTTCCGTCAGAAAGTTGGTTTGAACAAGATTTAAAAGTTATTTTTTATGATAAAGAGATTAACATTCTGGACATAGAAAGCAACGAGAGAGGCAAAGCGGTAGTAAAAGTCGAGGTTTATTACGGAAAAGGGGAAAAAGAAAAAATAGTGCATTATTGCTATTATGAAGTCGAAGAAGGTTTTTACGATATATGGCAATGGAAATATCAAGAAACATTATGAAAGGAAAGATAAATAAAAATTTTTTAATATCAGTAATATGTTGTAGTATTTTAATTCTAATAACGGTTGCCTTTTTGGTCTTTGTTATTAAAACAGATAGGGGGAAATACGATGAAGTCTGCAATAACATACCGACGCAAGTTTGGCTCGAAGAAGATTTAGAAAATGTTTTTTTAACTAAACTCGTCGATGTGTCTGATATCGAATTAAACGGGAAAGGATGTATTGTAGTCAAAGCAAGAGCAAATTATGATAATAATTATTATGACTACATTTGCGTTTTTGAAGTAAACGGGAAATTAGGTTATTCATATCAATGGAAATTAAAGAGATATATATTATGTTAAATCAAATAAAGCTTTAAAAGTTGATAACAAATTGATAACACCGTGATAACACTGTATGTGCTATAATGAGTATGGTGAAAAGCGCGTAAGTGCGTTCCTGTCGGCTTAAACTCCCCCGCCCGCGCCTTTCACTACTTTCCTTTTTTGCCGCTTTAAACGGCGGCTTTTGAAACAATGGCACTCTTCGGAGTGCTTTTTATATTCGTTCAGAAAGTTAAGGTTTTGTTTTTGAAAAATATCAAATAAAACTTTAAAAAGTAGACAAAACGATTTTAAAGGAGTATAATAACAATGCAGGATAAGAAAGGTGGGTTTTGGTTTACCACTAAGACGGGGAAGCACGTTCACGTTGAAGACGGCGAAACTCCGAAACAAGCCGCCGAAAGGGCGTTTAAAGGCAAACAAAGTCAATCGGATAATAAAGTATCTTTATCTTACGAACCTGAAACAAAGGACGCAGATATTAAAGGCGAAGATTTTTTTGCCGAACCCGAAACCCCGAAGAAACAAGTCCTTGCAATTGAAGGCGAAGCAGCCGAAAACCTTTTTGATGATATACGCAATAAAGAAAAGCGATATACTTATGAAGAGTTGCTTGCGAACCCCGCTATACAGGAACTTGAAAAGAAAGCGCAGCGAGCGCAAGAACTTGCAAGTAAAAAGCCACCTTTAAGCGATGAAGATAAGGTTAAGTACAGTGAACAGTTTTTAAAAGGCGCAAAGAATACACCTAAGCAATTCAGAGCCGATATAGTTATGGGTTTACCTGCGGCGGGTAAAAGTTCGGCAGTGGTTAATTCTTTAAAAGACAAATACGGTTCTTTTGAGTTCGATAACGACGAGATTAAAAAACTTTTGCCCGGGTATAACGAATATGGCGCGGCTTATGTTCATGCGGATAGTAAAGCAGTACAGAAACACGCTTTAAAATCGTTTGGAAAAGACGGAGAATTTAACGGAGCGAACCTTGCTATTCCGATTATAGGGGATACCGTAGATAAGGTCAACGACTATTGGATAAAAAATTTGCAGACAGCGGGTTATGACATACATATTCATCACGTAGGTATATCTAACGAAGAAAGCCTAAACAGGTCGGTGGCAAGAGCGATTGAACACGGGAGATACGTTCCGTTGGAAACTATAAAAGGCTACGGGGAAAAACCGAAATCGGTTTATGAACAACTTAAAAGAGAAGATAGAAAGGGGGTAGTATTTGAATGATATACGAAGATGAAAAGAAATACAGTGAAGAGCGTTACGGCAAACCGTACAACGAGATATTGGCGGTTGCCGAAAAGAATTTAAGAGCGGCAGGCGTTGAAGAAAAATGGATAAAAATGATACTTGACGATAACTTCGGCGTTGTCGGAGCCTATCAGAACAATATCCCCAAGATGATGCGCGGCGGCGACTTGTGGCTTTATTTAACTTCTTATTAACTTTATGGCAAGAACAGAAGCGCAAAAGCGAGCGAATAAAAAATACGACGCAAAAGCAAAACGCTTAACGATAGCAATTTTTCCGTCGGAACCTGATATATTGGCAAAGGTCAACGAGGAAATCGAAAAGGGCGGTTATGCGCCTTATATTAAACGACTTATTCGTGAAGATATAAAACGCTCGCAAAACAATTAAATATATTTTTCAAAACCCCCTTTCAAACGGTTGACAATACACTTTACAAAGTATACAATATAACTGTAATCGAAAGGAGGTAATTTGATTATGAAAAAAGTATCGAGAGTAGACGAGTTGGCAAAAGCGTTAAAGCGTGCAAAGAAAGAGGCTATGAAGTACATAGATAGCGAAGACGGCGGAACTTGCAACTTTGACAGCGCAACGGTAAGGCTTTACAGGTGGAAAGAAGCGGACGTGAAAAAGGCTTGTGAGGTGGCGGGCGTAAATTGTTATAAGTTCGAGGGTAGATATTATAGACCGTGGCACATAGGTTATACGAGCGGACAAGGAAATCGCCGTTCAAGAATGGCTGAGGCTTTTTCAGATAGTTTAAAAGCGAGCGGTTACGATAGCGGAATGTGGTATGCGGCAGATTAAAAAGCGGTGATTATATGGACTTAATCAGAAAGGCGTTAGAAATAGCAATAAAAGCGCATAAAGGCGTAGTAGATAAAGGCGGTGCAGATTATATATTTCACCCTATAACGGTAGCGTTAAAGTGCAAAACGGACGATGAAAAGGTTGTTGCGCTTTTGCATGATGTTGTAGAAGATACGCCGATGACGTTTAACGATTTACGCAAGGAAGGGTTTCCCGAGTATATAATCGAGGCGTTAAACGCTATAACAAGGCGCAAACCGCAAGAGCAGAACGGCGACGGGCGTTGGGAGTATATAAAGCGTTGTAAAGCAAACCCGATAGCAAGGGTAGTAAAAATAGCCGACTTAGAGCATAACAGCGATTTAAGTCGTATACCTAACCCGACGGAGAAATTTAAAAAGCGAGTAATTGAAGAATATCCCGCTGAAATAGATTTTTTAAAAAACTAAAACTTAAAAGTAAAGGCACTATGCGAAAGCACGGTGCTTTTTCTATGGGAGAAAAAATATGGAACTTAAACCTTATGAGGCACCGTTTTTTTGAGATAGCGGAAAAAGAAGTATCGAAAACTAAAGAACACAACGGCGGAAATACGGGCTTACCGTTCGGACTATGCGCAAAGTATGGCATAAAACTACCAGACGGTGCAACTCCGAGGGACGCGTGGGAAGCATTAAAAGAGAAGACGGGAAAATCGCCCGATGATTTTTATAAAGAGTTAGACGGGGAAAAAGGTAATGGTAAGGAAATTCACACCGAAGATAAAAAGCCTGTAGAAAGCCCAAAGAAAACCAAGAGCAACGATTTTTTCGGAAGAGCGGAAGAAGAAGTGCAAGAACCCGCCCCGAAACAGGAAGAAATCGCACCCACAGATAGTGCGACGAAACAAGAAAGAAAAGCGAGTTATGCGGACAAATACGGCGTTGACGAAGGTCTTGCGAGACGAGCACACGAAAGTTATTCGTTTTCAGATTATAAAGACGGTTCCGAAAGCGGTTCGTATAGGTCAAGAGTGACAGCTTTCGAAGCCAACGTCGAAGAGTTAAGAAGCCGTTATAAAGACAAAAACTACACGCAGGAAGAGTTGGACGAAGTAGAACACCTGACGGAAGCATACGCGCGGAACCTTGCGAATTACACAAACGAAAACAACCGCAAAGAGGCGAGTTATCCGTCGTGGGCAATAGCGGGACCGGCAAACTATAACACGCGGAAAAACGACGCCAAATGGGCTGCTATAAGGTCGTTATATGAAAACAATAAAGACAGGATAGACCCCGATAGCAATATTTACCTTAAAAAAATCGATAATATTTTAAGTCAAAGGGTAATAAAGAGCGGCGACAGCCAAGCGGTAAGCAGATTACAGACGAAATATGATAATCTTAAAGAGGAATTAGAAACAGGCAAGGCGATGAACGCATATTATCGCAAGCACGGAACAATGGCGGGGTTTGATGGCATAAGCGAAGAGCAGGCTAAAAAATACGATACAGAATTAACGTCTCCGAATAGACTGAGCCGTCAGCCCTATCCTGCTTATGCGTTACAAAACGGAAATGCCGAATTACACAGAATACAAAATCGTATAGATATTTTAAAAAGAGCGCAAGAGCGAGCGGCGGAGGCGAAAGCAAACCCCGAAGCGGAAAGGCAGAGAATAGAAAGCCGTTATCCGAAAGTAGACGGGGTTGAGGTTAGCGAAAACGGCGAAGCTATGAGATTGCAACTCAAATTCCCGGGCAAGCCTGACGATAAAACGAGAACGCTTTTGAAAAGCAACGGGTTTAGGTGGTCTCCGTCTCAAGGTTCGTGGCAAAGGCAGTTGACCGACAATGCGAGATATTCGGCAAAGCGTGTTCTCGAAGAGTTGGCAAAAAATCAATAGCCTAAAAAGGGGTGAGATTATTTGAAGATAGGCGACAAAGAGAAGAAAGAAATCATACAAAGATATTTATCGGGAGAGAGTAAAAATTCAATAGCAAAAAGTTTCAACGTGTCTCATACAACAATATCAAAGATATTGAACTCCGAAAAAGTTTCAAAAAGTTTCAATTTTGAGAACGTCACAATGCTCGCCTTTTTAGAGAGTAAACGCCCTGAAGTGCAAGAGTTGATGAGCAAGCTTCTATCGGCTTGCGACGATAAGATAACAAGGGCATCTTTAAAAGACTGCACGAACGCTTTTAAAGACTTAGCGACAATGTATAATACCGACCAAGGTAAAGACGACGGAGAAGAAAAGACGGTAATAATAAAATTCAGTGACGGTAGCGAGATATGAAAGTATTAACAATGCACGAAAAGTTCGAGCCGTTATTCAAGCCTAATCGTCCGCCCGAAGAAATGGCGAAATATGACGACCCTATGTATAAAGCTCAGCTTATTAAGCGAATGTTGAGCGGCGAGATAGTAAAGACAAGCGAATTCGGCGCAAAAACGTTTTTATTAAAATCGGGGCGTTCAAGCGGTAAAACGCAACACGACGAATACGCCGCCGCCCGAGAGATAGTAAAAGGTCGGGGCGATATGTGGTATTGTCGTTCCGAACTCGGGGATATCAGAAGCAGCATATTTCAATCTATGCAGAACTCCATTCACGACTTAGGTTATACGTTATCGGACAATCACAAAGGCGCGGACTTTCATGTCAGTAAGGCACCGTTTGAGATAACGCATAACAAAACGGGCAATAAAATACAGTTTTTCGGTATAAACAAAGATATTAACAGGACGAAAGGTTTTGTCGCGCCGAGCGGGCATTTAAAGCGCGTAATGGTGGAAGAAGCAAACGAAGTAGACGAACCGAAATATATCGAAGCGTTAAAGTCTACGGCTGTAAGGTTTTACGGCGGCGACACAAAGATAACTTACAGGCTTAACCCGCCCGAAACGCGGCAACACTGGGCAGTCAAGTATTTTGACGATATTCAGCAAACCGATGACGCGGAATTGATTTATACGACGTGGGAAGACTTGGCAAGGATAAACGTTTTACCGCCCGCCGCCGTTGCCGAAATACTTAAGATGAAAGAAAAGAACCCGCTTTTTTACCGTTATTGGTATTTGGGCGAGATTGTCAATCTTACGGGGCTTGTCTTCCCGCAATTTGATAGGAATAAACACCTTGTTCAGATTACCGACTTTAACAGGTTAGTGAATATAGTGGATAAAGTAATCATAGCGGGCGACGCGGCAAACAAGAACGACGCTACTTGCTTCGGTTACTTATGCGCGCTGAAAGACGGCACGCTTTTATTATTAGATGCGTATTACTACGACCCAAAAGAACACGGTCAACTCGATGACGTAGAACTCGGGCGGCGGGTGTGCGATTGGTATGACGGAGTGATTAGTAAATACCCGGGAATGAAGTATAAAAAGCATTTCGGGACAGTTGACAATGCTAACTGGAATCTAATGCAAATGTTAGAGCAGTCAAGGGCAATGGGGTGGTTCCCATGGGAGCCTGCGACGGATAAACATATCGCGCGGGACGTAAACCGTTTAAGGACGCTTTTTAACGAAGGCGTTTTAAGGTTCTACATGGCGGCGCATAACGACGTGGGCGACGTTGTAAGAGAAATTGAGAATTTTGTTTACGACGAAAAAACGGGCGAAATAAAGAAAAATCAGAGCGACCACGGCATAGATATGCTCAAGTACGGCACGCTTATTTACTACAACACGCAAATTTTCTTTTAAGGAGGATATATGAGCGAATTTTTTCAAAACGGCGAAGAAAGCGCAAAGCTCGGAGCGGATAACCTGTGTCCGCGTGACGACGGCGAGATTTTCGGGGCTTACGCAGACGCCGATTTTACAAATAAAACAAAAGTTTTAAACGGCACAAACTTTTTTATTTTCGCGCCTATTCCGTTTCAAACTTATTACTGGTCAATCGTAAAGCGGAATATCGAATGGTATTACGGTTACGTTTTTGGTATACATAATAAGGGCGTTTTAAGTTATCAACTTGCTTCTAAAATATGCAAAATGTCGGCGCAATTAACGCTCTCGGGCGGGTTTAGATTCGAAGGCGACGAAACAGCCGAACGCTTTTTAGACGCGTTTTACAAGCGGCATAACGTCGAAGCTAAGTTAAAAAGCAAACTGCCAATACATAATGCCATAGGCTTTACGCTCGCAAAGATAGATATAACGCCGGGCGGCGGTCAAGATATTTCGTTCGTTCAGGGCAACAGATATTTTGCTCAAGCCGACGATAAGGGAAACGTTACCAAAGTTTACGCCGTTATAAAGATTTTAACGGCAGATAAGGCAGTCGGTGGCGAAGACGCGGACGAGTTAGGATATTACCTTGTCGAAGAACGTTTTTATAAAAAGGTTAAAATCATCACAAACCAAGGCGAAAAGAAAAAGTACGTTCCCGTTATAAGATACCGAATTTACAAAGGTCCGATAATATCCACTTCGCCGCTATACGGAACGGAAGACCACAACAAGGGGCTTAATTTAAGCGAATTGCCGCCGCCCGTTCAGAGTTATATCGTCAGAAGGTACGGCAAAAACGTATTAAACAAATGTTTTATGCTGCCGTTCAAGTGTTTGGGGTGCGTTATATTGCTCAACTCATACGCCGCTACGGGAATGGATGATTATACTTGCTTTTCAGACAGCACTATTGCGGATATAGGCTCGTGTTTGTATGAATACGACTTGACTAAAACCCAAAAGAACGAACACAAGTATTTATCGCAAGACTTTGTTGCTCTTCCCGAAAGTATGATTCCGTTCGACAAAAATATGGGCGGAGACGAAAGGCGGGCGGTTATGCTCGAAAACGAAAGCGTTTCGGGGTTCAATAAACGTATCGTCAAAAAGGCGCGTATGCTCGACCCGACAAAAGCTGTGCCGTTTGTTTATCAGTCACAATTAAAGACGGATATTTATAACAACGATATCAATCAGATATTAAACGAAGCGGCGGCGGGGGCGCAGTTTTCGCCCGTTACGCTTGCAGGTTTTTTGCACAACGGCGTAGAAAGGACGGCTACGGAAGTAACGGCTGACGAAGACGCGACAAGGCTTACCATAAACGACAAACGCGCGCTTATATCCGAACGAATGAACAAGCTCAACGAAGAATTGTTGATTTTAAACGGTTTAACCGATAAGCACGGTTGCCCGCTTGATTGTTCTATGGTGTTTAACCCCGGTTCTCTTTCCAACCCGAAAACGGAACTCGAATTGCTTGAAAAGAAACAGCAAAACGGGTGGATAACGGCAAAGTCCGCAACGATACTTGCGAACCCGCAGTTATCGCGTAAAGCGGCTGAGCAAGAGTACGAGCAGGCAAAGGTTGAAAACGGCGGCAATCTTTACGGCGGGAATAAAAGCATTGACGACCTTTTGGGGTGAGTAAATGGATATAGCCGCAGAGAAAAAATATTCGTTCGTGGTCGATACGACGGCGGTTCAGACGCTGATAAAAAAGACTATTGCCGAAGACCTGACAAAAGGCGTTAAGCGCGAAGATACTTACAAAAAGTTGAAGGCGATAATAAAACGCTTTTGCATGGGAATAAAAGCTATTGCCCTTAGACGTGAATTTGAAACGATACTTGCCGCGAACTCGGTCAAGTGGTATTCGACTTTTTCGTCGTCGGTAGGCAATATTTTATCTATTCCGCCGCCCCAGGGAATAAACGGTGGGAAGTTTTTAGGCGGCGGCTTTAATATCCCTAACCGCCCGTATTTAAGCGATAACCCGAAAGGCTTAACGATAATCGAAGACTATCAGAAAAAAGTCCGCAGAGCCTACGAAAAAGCCGTTAGAGAATTAGCGCAAGACGAAGCTAAGACCATATCGAGCGGCAGTTTAAGAAACATAGCCGAATGTCGTGTGCGTTTTGAAGCGAATATGAGCGATTTGGCGGCAATGCGGGCGGCGGGCGTTAAGTTGGTGTGGATATCTTCCCACGCCGATTGTAGTAAGCGTTGCGAGCCGTGGCAAGGGCGTTTATACAGCCTTGACGACACGACGGGAACGAAAGACGGATATTCATACATTCCGATTGAGCGGGCAATGCTCGGCGAAAAAGGCGACGGCAACGGTATTTTAAGCGGGTATAATTGCCGCCACCGCGCCGTGCCGTATAAAGACGGTTCGGTCGCCCCCGAAGAGTACGGCGTTAAAGAGATACAAAAGGAGCGCAAGATAGACCAAAAACAACGGTATATGGAGCGCAGAATAAGAGAAGTTAAACAGCAAGCGTTTATTATTCGTCCAAACGACGGTAAAGCGGCGCAGGAACTGTTTAAAAAAGCAAGGGAAATGACGGACGCTTACCGAAAGTTTTCAGAAGAAAACAGCAGAGCGGCGTTTATTTACCGAACGCAGGTAATGCGAGAAAACTAAAAATCAGTCGAGTTTAACGCTCGGCTTTTTTTATACCCAAATTCAGGAGGTTAGAAATGTTCAACATTTTTAAACGAAAAAACAAGGAGGATACCCAAATGACGGTAGACGAAAAAGAGAAACTGAAAGCCGAAGAGGATATCAAGGCGAAAGACGAAAAATCGGAACAGTCCGAAAAAGACCGCGTAGACGAAAGCGTTGCGGCGCAGGAAAAAGCGGACGGAGACGAGAACAGTCAGACGGCGAAAGACCGTATTGACGAAAGCGACGGGGCAAAAGCCGCCGACGAAGGCAATACACCTTCCAAAGAACAGGGCGATAAACCCGATAAACTCGATATCGTTATCGAACTGCTTACAGAGCTTATAAGTAAGTTCGACGGCGGTGAAAAGAACGACGAAACGCCGCCCGAAGAAAAACACGTCGACGTAAAAGAAATTGCCGACGAAGACGAAGAAGACGATTACGAAGATGACCGCTTCTTCAAAGATTAAGCCATAAGGAGGATATATAAATAATGGCAGATTTAAACTTTACCCCTAAAACCGCCACCGAAGCTATCGTTGCAAGAACTCTTGCCGATTTAGGCGGCAACGCAATCACCAAACGCGCAGGCTACACCTACATTAACGGTTCGCTCGTGCCCCACGCTTTATCGCCCGTTATAGCACGCGCTATAAGAGCGGGACGTATCGTTCGCCCCGGCGTAGGTATGACCGAACAGTTTACTGCGGCTATCGACCCCACGAAGGTCAATTCCGTTACTGCGCAAATTCAATCTAACGTAGGCGTTCGCGCCCGTACCATAAGGAACAACCTGAGGGAAGGCACGGCGGGCAACGACGGGCTTATAAACAAAAACCCGCAAATCATACCCTCTACGACTCCGTTTGATATTCCTTTGTTGGAAGTGGAAGACCAAAAACTATTTTTCCCGCACATGATGCTTCAGACTATGCTTTTCGACGAAGTTACGGCGACTGTCGCAAACTACATGGACAACGTTACCAACGGTATAGACGCGTACCACATGGCAAAAGCATTGTCTTACTCTATGTACCGCGGCGCGCTTAAACGCAGTTCGTCCGACAGCAAGACCGACGCGACCAAATACGCCAACGTAATTACTGTTGACAAAACCAAACTCTACGATACAAGTTATATCGTAAAACTTTTTAACACTATTACCGCCAAACTTGCGAACGGCGACCCCGACACGCAACTTATGACCTTTAACGGTCCAAGGTTAATGGCAAACAGACCCGAACTTAATAACCTTATTAAAACTCCCGGTACAGGCTTTATTCTCAACTCGGATATCTCGACCAAACTTTTATACGACCCGAATTTCGATATTCAGGAAGCACTCCGTTTTGGTTCTCAAAACCGCGGCAATATTCAGGGCTACGACTTGGAAGAAGCCCCGCAGGGTATCTGGACGCTTGTTGAAAAATGGCTCAATCTTCCTGCAGGCTCTCTTGACGGCGTTCTCGGCATCGTGTTCACTCCGCAGGCGTATGCGGCGGGCGGTGTAGGTAGGAAAGACGTTAATATGTTGCAGTCTTCCGAAAACAACGGCGTCGTTGCGTTCCCGTATGTCAAGTACGGCGGCGGTGCTTATCGTATGATGTACATAATAGCGTACGATGATTGGGTCGTTCCCGAAAAACTTCAGAATGCAAGCAACCCGGCTACCGTTAAGGCTCCCGTCAAATGGTATACCGATGATACGGAGTCTATCGAAAAGGTTATTTACGACGGCAACGGCGACCCCGTAGGTTACGAAACTATCGCCAACGTTTTAAAGCCCAACGGTAGCGTTGAATGCGCCGTAAATCTTACCGTTAAAGGTACTGCCGACGCTCCCATTAACAGTGCGGTCGTAGCGGTTACTTCCGACGGCTTAAGCGTTCCCGTAACGAATAACACCGACGGCACTTATACCTTCTTTATCGGTAAAGGCGCGGCGGCTACCGTAGCGATAACCGCAACGGGTTACACGGCGGGTTCTGCAAGCATTACCGCGGCGAATACCAAGAAAGACACCTACAATCTTTCCGTTTCGCTCACGGCAAGTTAAATTTAAAAAAGGCGGCGGGTTTTCCGTCGCTTTTATATGTCTTTAATGGTTCAGCCGTTCGATTCAGCAAAAAGACAAAAGGAGCAAATTATGTTACTCATCTCGAAAGAAGACGTGTATAACTACTTAAACATAGACCTTAACTCTTTCTTAGGCGTTCAAGGTCAGCCGAACGCAACGCTCGTTATCTCGTCGTGGCTAAGCGATAGGCAAGACGAAATCGTTTCTTGTATAGCCGACTTTGCTTACGGCGGAAGAAAGGAAGCGTTGGCGCGAATAAGCACCCCCGATATAGCGGCGCAAACGGCGTTAAAACGGGCAATTCTCGCTCAATGCAAATACGTTTACGACAACGGCGAACAAGGGCAGGTGGGCGGCATTATGCTCGGTCAGGGCGGTTCTACGAGTAAACTTTCGATAGACGAACGCCTTGACGCGCAGATAAGCCCTAAAGCGTATCAAATTTTATCTAACGCGGGGTTTTTGTACTCGGGGAGATTAAGGTAATGTTTTACGCAGGCTACCCTTTAAGGGCTAAATTATTAGATAAAGATAAAGAAACGGTTTTGTGCGACTTCGGATATCGTAGCGCAAGGGCGAAGTCGAAAAACATAGACCAAAGCATAAGCGGACTTATGGTTAAAAAGACCACGACGACTTTCGAGCTTTTAATCGAGCCTAAAAAGGCGGGGTTATTCGACGTCAATAAATACGTTTTAACCGCTCCGGGCAGAATTTATAAAATAGTCGAACAACCCGCGCAGTTCGTAAACGAATTAAGCGTAAATTCGCCCGTCTTTATATCCCTTGCGTTGGAGTAATTATGACGACTTATCAGATAGCGAAAAAAATAGCAAGGGCGTTCAGAAACGCTCCGAGCGGCGTAGGCGGCGTGCCTTATGATACGGGTCTTTTAAAATACCATTCTATAAACGCTTTAACGGACGGACAGGACGCGATAGTCGCAATCGGCGGCGAAAAGGGAACGCTTGCGTTTTACGCGCCTTACCTTGAATTTTGCGATACCGTCGGGAATACCGATAAACCTAACAAACATAAGGGGTGGGTTGAAAACGTACTCGTTAAGTACGTCGTACCCGTGTTAAAAGAATTATGACTATCGAAAATATAAAAATCTTAATATCTAACGATTTGGGCGCCGATTTTGCCGTTTATTACAACACGAGCATAGAAGCTTTAACAGCCGCGTTGCTCGAAAATAAAGCAATGGCGGTGTTCCGCGTAAACGCGGGCGATATTCAGCCGCTGACGGGCGTTCAGGGACTTACAGCCGATTGTATGATAGAGTTCTTGCTTCCTTACGGAAAAGAAGATAAAGACCGTTCTATTCCCCGTAAATACGAAGCGGCGATAAACAAACTTTTAGCCGATACGAACGGCGTAATCGAAACTCAGGGCGGCGGCGAAGTTTACCGCTATATAATTTCTTACGGAGTCCCCCACGCAACGGGACAAACGACCACTTACGACGGCATAACCGTTCAGCAATATATTTTAGATTTCAGGGTTATTTTATCCGCTTCCGCATTGTTCGGGAACGAAATAAAAGTGACGATAGACGGCTCGGAACTTGCGGGAATTATAAATTGGAACGAAACGGGCGACGTGAGCCTTGTAAACAACTTCGGCATAAACGAATACGCCGCGCGCTTTATAGCCGCCCAAACCACCTATAAACTCTCTTTAACGCTTGTTTTTCAAGACAACGCGTTACATAAAAAACTACAACAAAACTGCGAACAGGAAAAGGACGTTACCTACGCCGTAACCGCCGAAATAAACGGACAAAGCGTTTCGTTTGACGGAATTGTCGAACGGCACTCTTTAACGGGCGTTAAGGGCGACTTTCAGACGATGACGTTGCTGTTTGCGAAAGTTCAGGCGGACGGGTGAAATTATGGCTGAAATAAAAATGAGCGGCGACACTATATACGTAAAAGTCGAAGGCTTAGACAAAAAAAGGGGCGAACCGGGCAAACCCGACGCCGACAGCAAAGACAAAGAAGACAGCGATAACGCCGACGCTCGCGCTATAATGGGGCTTGGTAAACAAGCCTTAGGGTATATCCCCGGCGCGGACGACGTTCTTGGCGCGGTCGGTTCGGCAACTAACACCGTAAGCACGTTAAGCGACGGGATAGGTAAGGGCGGAGTTGTGGGGTATGCGGCGATTGCCGCGCTTGCGCTTAAACTCGGTAAACAGGCGATAGAAATGATTATTTCGCTTGAAAAGGATAAACGGCAGTCGGAAGAGCTTCAACGCCGTTCGGGTAACAGGAGAACAGATAAATGATTACCGTTAAAATTTACGACGAAGAATTACAGGCTTTCCCCGCGTTTGGGATAAAAGCGAGCAGAAACGGCGGCGTTCAAACGCCCGTCAAACGAACTGACGCGCACGACGAAAGTTTGTCCACTTGCTCGCTTACTATTTTAACCGACGGGAGCAATTTCCCGAACGGTAAACCTTATTTGGAAGAGTGGACGAAAGTCCGCGTTAATTTCGACGGCGATAATTTAGACTATTTCGTCACACAGTGCGATAGTTCCGTCGCCGCCCGCAAACGCCCCGATAACAACGTCAAAAAAACGGTTTATAAAGTCGATTTGCAACTTATTGAACTTTTATTCGTTACGCAATATATCTCAATGGATAACCTTATTTTTTCGCACGATATTTCAAGCAGCGGAAAGGTTACGGCTAAGACTATTGCGGAAGTGTTGCAAAGGGTAAACAATCAGATTTACACTATGCCCGAAGCGGATAAAAACGACCCCGTTTACGGCGTGCCTTTTAAACTTTTAACTTCTTATTCGTCTATGTTTTGGTGGGGAGATATGCCCGCGCCCGAGTTCTTTTTTAACGGCAAAACGCTGTTTCAGATACTCGTTGAAATAGGCGATTACGTCGGCGGGTTCCCTTACCTTAAATTCTCAAAACACGGCGAATACGAACTGCTTTACAGGCAATGGAACGATAACAACGTTCCCCGCCATACTCTTTCGGACGATGAAATTTACGCCGTGGAATATCACACCACTACCGACGGAAGCGCGACCGTTGTTGACAGCACCGTCGAAAATATGCTCAATTCGTCCGCTAACGGCGAAAACACGGCGGTTTATCCTTTGCCGGGGAACGAAGACGTTAGCGTTCCTGTAAACGGAACGACGGTAAAAATGGCGCGAAACAATAATTTTGTGCCGCCCCGAACCGAAAGTTATGAATATGAAATAACTGACACAAACTGCTTTGTGGAAGTTCCGCACGCGATAGAAAAAGTGTTAAAGTTGGAAACATACAGTTCTAAAACCAATCCTCCGCCCGAAAGGGGGTATCAAGACATAACGAATCAGCTGTTGGAATATTCAGATTGGGTAGTTTTAAAAGAAACAACAAACGATACAAGTTCAAGAAACTATTATCTTTACTACACTATCGGTGGGCGGCGGATAGAAAATATAAGAAAAGACGCATTAGATAACATTGTTATCGGGACAGACTACGGAAGCGGTGGTTTTACTAACCCGCGACAGTTGTTTTTGCGCATCACCTATATCCCTCGCTTAAACGGGCGAGTTAAAAAGCAACGCGGCACGGGCAAAAAGCCTATATCTTACATAGTCAATCAGCAAACAAACGTCGTCAATTCTTCCGCTTACGGTAAGTACTTGCAAGGTCTTGTTGACCGTATGACAGGAAACAGCACCGTTTACACCGTTATAAGCAAGCGCAACAGCGAACTGTTTAAAACGGGTGAGTTTTTGAACGGTGAAAGAATTTACCGCGCCGAACATACTTACTCGCCAAAAGTTGTTGTTACAAGATATTTTACTTCCCCCAACTGGAACAGGCGCGCAAACTTCGTCGCCATTCCGCATAATCAGCGTACTTGGCGCATACCCGCTGCCGATGAAGTTACTCAGCGCAATATTCACTATGCCGAAAACGTTTTTTATTCGATAAACGAGCCTATAACGGGACACGCTTTTAACGGCGGTCTTACTGCTGATTATTACGGAAAAAAGGCGTTAGTCGATTTTACTAACAAAGCAAGCAAAGGTTATGTCGCAGGCGTTGCAGGACAAGATATAAACTATGCGCGCCCGTCGCTTGCGTATATTGCGTTTAAAACGGATAGCACTATAAATGCCGATGCGGACGACCAAAGCAACGGTTATGCTATGGCTTCGTGCGACCCCGTACCCGTTGACCGTTCAATTATAATGACGTGGACTGCCGAAGATAACGCAAGTATGGGGTCACGAAGTTATTATAAGGCTTTAAAAAATTATACGGCAGAACGACAAGCGTTTTGCGTTTATCCCGAAAAAGCAGAATACCTACAATTTAAACTTTCTTCGGAAGCCCCGGACGAATACAACTATGCGCAAGGCAATACAGGTATAAATGCTGAAGAATCAGGAACGAATGAAACTTTTTGCCTCGGCTATCCGTTTTTAACTAAAAAGCAATTTAGTAAAGTGGAAACGGAAGAAAATTTTAATTTTGAGCAATATGGGTTTAAAAATTTCGGAACAAGCGAAAACCCCGATTATAAATGGGGCGAAGGTTCTTTTTTATACACTCACTTGGGAACGGAATTTGCAAAGATTCCTGCCATAAAGATTGAAAAAGACCTTCGCGAGAAAATATCTTTCTCTTATCAACTTGACTTTTTAGGATATGGTGGTACAATAGTTTACGAAAATGCTTGTGTTTGGAGTGCTTTGTGTAATAGAAATATTACGACTTTAAGAGTATACATAAACTCTCCCACGCCATATAGTGAATATGACGTTAAAGGTCGTGGAACACTTCTGAACTCTGCTATTGCGGATATAAGTTCGTATGAACTTACGATATCAATAACAGGTAGTGACGGGGCAGAATATTCAAACATAGCAATTTGCGACGGCAACGATAATTTAATGTTCGCCACTAATAAAGCGGGGGTTATAAATTCAGACGTGGGCATAACGCTTTACGCTTGTAATGAAAAGAAAAAGTGGAAAAAAATTTAAGAAAAGTCTACTATTATTTAGTTTTTGCTATGATAGCTATTGTCTTCTGTAGTAAAGTTCCTTTTTTTTACAAGGAAATGTGGTTTGACTGGCAAGGAAATAGAATTTATTACGCCCTTGTGATTTTGTTTTATTTAACAATAACGGTTTTACTTTCCGTATATTTGTTTAAAGTAGACAAATGGTTGACACAAAAAAAAGGTGGCAGAATTATAGTCATTTCCGCAGTTATATTCGTAGGAATGCTTGTTCCGCATATAGTGGGGCTTTCCACTGGTAGATTTATGTTGGAATATTATGCTAAATACAGTGGCAGTTTAAGCAGTATAGCACACAGCCCGAAGAGTTTATATTACAATTTGCCATATTTGGTACTTTCTGCTTTATCCGCCGCCGCCCTGATAATCTCAATAATCTATTGCGTAAAATTCTGCCCGCATAAAAGTAAAGGCGCGCGAATTGCCGAACTTGAGCGGGAAGTGGAAGAGTTGAAGAAAAAAGACTAAAAGTTAAATATTTTAAAACAAAAGGCACTTTTTTAAGGTGCTTTTTTATTTTCAAAAATAAGGCGGGCAACCGTCTTTTTTAATACCTTAAAAGGAGAAATATTATGGAAGATAACGAAAAATCGTTACAGCAAGCCTCAATCGTTTTAAGCGGTGCGGTGGACGAGATAAGTACCGTTCAAAAGTATTTATCCGCGCTTATGGAATTACTGCGCGAACCGCCTGTAAACGCGGAAGAATTAAAAGCGCAGTACGCCGAAATTATATCCGACGAGTTCAATCACTTAGTCCGATTTACGGGCTTAGCGGTGGATATGCTCGGTATAGAGATAAAGGAGAGTTAATATGAATTACGGACTTTATTATAAATTCGATTTAAAAAGCGGCGAAATTACGGCGATAGCGCAAAACCCGATGACGAAAAATAGCGTTGCCGTCAGTTTTTTAACTATCGAAACAAGCCTTGCGGAAGGGCAGTTTTTGGAAGTAACTTTCGGCAAGTTCGATAACAACGCTTATACCGTTTTAACGCCCGCTTTGGGGTTTATAAGCATAAACGCCGACCCCGAAACCTATCAGACCGCGATTCCCGACCTGATATTCAAAGAAAGCGGAAAGTACGCGTTTTCTTTATCGGTTAAAACCCCCGTCGTTCAGTCTGACGGCACAACCGACTACACCGTTTTAACAAGCGTTCAGGCGGGCTTTACGGTGGATAACACTATTGCGGTTATCTCGCATAACCCTTTAACTCCGACGGAAGTCGACACCATAAACGCCGAACTTGCCGCCATTTCTAAGCGTGTGTCAGTTGTTGAAAGCAAAGTGACGAACACCGTAGTCGTAGATTTTTCGGTAAACGAAGAAACGGGCGTTGCAACGATTATTTATAATAACGGAACGACTAAAACGGTGCAGTTGCCGCTTGAAACGGTAAACGCTGTTTACCAAACGGGGTTAGTAACTGTTTTGAACTTTACTGCCGACAGTTGGGAGAGCGACGGTAACGGCGGTTATCTCGTTGCGTTCGGACCCGAACAAACTGGGCAAAACGACAAAAACTTTATCGTGCAATTATGCGCGAGCGGAACGGAACCATATAAAGCGGGAATTGAAACGACGGAAAGCGCAAAGCAGGGCGATTACACCCGCGCCGACACCGTGTTCAAAGGCTCCGACGGCTCTTTATTACTTTATTCGACAACTACTTACGGCGGCTCGCTTGTAGTTATAGGCGGCGAGTTAAAAACGGCTATCGTTCAAGAAGCGGGCAATGCGACGGATAAAGCAATGTCGCAAAAAGCCGTTACGGACGAATTGAATAAAAAAATTTCAAACCCTGCCGTTTCGGGGAACGAATATAATCTTGTGACCTTTAACGGAAAAGAAAGCGGCGTTCTTCCTTATGCTAACGAGCCTACTCCGTCGTCGGTCGTTCAAAGAGACGAGACAGGCAGAACACAAGCGGAAGACGGAATCGGCGAAAAAGACGTAGTGAATTTAGGACAGCTTTCAGCGGGGTATGAAAAAATTCCCGAATACGTTTTAATCGAAAAGGTTATAACGGGCTATACCGTTTTGGAAACCGCCCCCGAAGACTTTGCTACAAACTACGCAAGTTATTACAAAACAAACGGCAAGGCAAGAA